AGAAATGCATACATTTTATTAACCCCGGTTGAGTTAGTATTAAATGTAATATATAAAGCTCTAATAACTGCATTTTTAATAGATGAAGTTGAATATACGAAATTAGAATCAAAGAATTGCTGAAATTGACTCATATTGCTATTTGTGTTGTATATATATATATATTATCTAAGATATGTTTAATATGAAATTAAGAGAGTGGATTTATTAATATTATTATTAGAATTAAACACTCTTTGATGTTTTGAATGAAAATACTATATTTTAAAAAAATTATTAAACGAATGTAATATATTCATCGGCTCGAACTGTTACTTATTTTTTAGTAAAGCTTTTGGAAATATAAATAGAATATAAATAAAATTGAATTTATATTTTAACATTAAATAATATATAATAGATAACAGTGGGTAATTAAGTGTCTTTTAGAATAAAGAGCATGATTTTCAACTTGATAGTATGTGTTGATAATAATTATGGAATTGCTAAAACTAATACAATTCCTTGGAAATTTGTAAAAGATTTAAAATATTTTAAAGACGTAACATCTGGAATTTGTGATAAACCAAATGTTGTTATTATGGGAAACAGCACTTACAAATCTATAACAGATGGTTTTAAACCATTAAGTAATAGAATTAATATTATTTTATCAAAATTAACAACTCCGACAATTGAATATAATGATCAAAATCCCATTTATTTTAATAAAATCGAATTATTATTTTTATATTTAGATTCTATTAAAAGTAAGATTAATGAATGTTTTGTAATTGGAGGATCACAGATATATAATCTATTTTTAGAGCATAAATTAATTAATAAGATATATTTAACACATATAAAAAATGTAGAATATGACTGTGATACATTCTTTGATTTTGAAAAATATAAAAAACAATTTATATTTGAAACATCTTTTATTAGTAATGATATAAATAAATTATCTATAAGTAAGTTAGATAATATCTTATCATTTGAAACATATCGTTATTTAAATAAAGAAGAAAATAAATTTATTAAAATGGTAAATAAGATTTTAAATAAAGGTGTTTATAATCTCGACAGAAGTAAAGTCGGAACATTATCTTTATTTGGAAAATCATTTACATATGATCTTAAAAATTATAGAATTCCTTTATTTACTCATAGAAAGGTATTTTTAAGAGGTATAATTGAAGAATTATTATTCTTTGTATCTGGTAAAACAAATACAAAAATTCTTGAAGGAAAGAAAGTTAATATATGGAAGGGCCATACTTCAAGAGATTTTTTGGATTATAGAGGATTAACTGAGTTAAACGAAGGGGATATGGGTGCTGGTTATGGATTTCAATTAAGACATTTCGGTGCTGATTATATAAATGCAGAATCTGATTATACCAATAGCGGATTTGATCAACTGGAATATATTATTAATGAAATTAAACATAATCCAACATCTAGAAGAATTGTATTTTCATACTGGAATCCATCTGATTTTAATAAAACAGCTCTTCTACCTTGTCATATTATGTATCAATTCCATGTAAATATCGATACTAACGAATTATCATGTGGTTTTTATCAAAGAAGTAACGATTTCATCCTTGCCGGTGTGTATAACATTTGTTCAGCATCTGTTCTATTATTTATGATTTGCCATCTAACAGGATATAAACCTGGCAAATTAATCCATAATATTGGCTCTGTGCATATTTATAATAATCAAATTGAAGTTGCTAAAGAAATGATTAATAACAATCCATTTAACTTTCCATTATTATATATTAATGACCCTGATAAAAAAATTAAAAAAATTGAAGATTTTACTTATGAAAATTTCAAATTATTATTCTATAGAAGTCATAAAAAATACAAAATCGAAATGAGTATTTAGTAATTAATATAAAGATATAATTACATTTAAAGTTGTTCATGACAGATATCCAACTGAATTTGATTTTGAAAAATATATAAATACTAGAAATGTTTTAATCTAAATTAATTTAGATTTTTTTTTTATTTTTTTTAATATATTTTTTATATTTTGTCTTCTTTATAATATATTATAATTTTTATATAATAATTTTTTTATAAAACTATCATCAATCATTATTATCAGATTCTACAAATGAAGAAATTAATAATTATAAAGAAGAATGTGAATTTAATTCCACCAATTCTATTTATAAAAAAAAAAAATAAAAAAAAATTAAACAATTATTATTATTATTTCGAAAAAAAAAAGAAAATGAAGACGAAAAACAATATTACAAATCTATTAATTTAAAAAGAAATTTTAAACAATCTTATAAAAAAAATGATTATATGTATTATACATTTTATAATAAATAGTTTTATTATAAAATCTGCTTTATAAATTAATTACTTTGTTCAAAAAATAAAATATAACTATGTTAAAAAAGAATATTTTATACATATAATTTAATAGCTCTTTATTATCTTTAAATTGGTTTTTTAAATCATCTGATTTATAATTTAATATTTCAATATTATCTTGTATTTTTTTTAAATCATCTGATTTATAATTTAATATTTCAATATTATCTTGTATTTTTTTTAAATCATCTGATTTATAATTTAATATTTCAATATTATCTTTAAATTGGTTTTTTAAATCATCTGATTTATAATTTAATATTTCAATATTATCTTGTATTTTTTTTAAATCATCTGATTTATAATTTAATATTTCAATATTATCTTGTAATGAAACAATAATTTCTTCTAATTGTTTATTGCTATTTATAAACTTAGACGTGGATAAATTAAAATTTAATAATATTTCATCATATTTATTAAATTTTAAAGCAAAATGTTTCAAATATTCAGTATAATATTTATAGCATTCGCAATAGCAAAGGAATTCTTTAACATTATTTGCCAATATGAAACATGATTTAAATGCATTTAATGTTAATTTATAGTTATGTTCTTTATAAAATAAGCCACTTTTCGAGCCAATAGTAACTTTTTTTTGCTCACTTGCATAATCAATATTTTTAACTAATGAACTTGATTTAATAAATTTTAATACATCATTTGATTTATTAGTATTTACTAATTTAAATTCTTTCAAAACGTCATGATCAATAACAAAATCTGTATTATTAGAAATAAAATTTATTAAAAATTTCATAAATTTAGTATCTAAATTTGTATAAAATGTTGAGTAGAAATTTTCAAAATAATCAATAGTATTTAATTGAGATAAATTTATAATTAATTTTTCATTATATTTTTCCATATTTAAAGTCAATATTTAGTTATATTTAATTATATTTAGTTATATTTAATTATAAAAAAAAGAAAATTTACTAAAAATATATTTATTTAATTATTTTTTTCTAATATCCAACATGCCATCTAATTTATGTTTTGAGCAGAATTTAGATCGTTTAGATCCAGGATCTCCGAAATATGATAAAATTTCACAATTATCATATTCGCATCTTTTAGAATATATATCTATCATGCCTTCATCAATATGCTTAGAGCAGTATAATGCCGGATATGCCCCTTTATAATTATATGATGCCCTATTGTTGCAAAATTTGCATTTCATATTCTTAACATCCAACATATCTTTTAATTTATGTTTAGAACAATATAACGGTTTTTTAATATCTTTAAAATTAAAATATGGATATTTGTAACAATCAATAAATTCACATCTTCTAGAAACTAAATCTACCATTCCGTCACTTTTATGTTTGCCGCAATATTTTGCTTTCGATCCGATAAGATTAAAACATGGTCTAGTATTGCATTTATCTACAATACATGGTTTATTTTTAACATTAATCATATTTATTTTCTTATGTTTTTTACAAAATTTTACCTTTTCATTAGCATAATTAAAACTAGCATAAGTTAAACAAGAACTAGCATAGCACTTCATTATCAACGTAAATAACAATCCGTTTGTTATATATATATAAATAATTTAATATTCAATTTTAAAAAAAATATAATATATGTTTTATTAAGTTTATTTCGTTAATATTATGTTAATTTTTTGAAACTTGTATTAAAAAATTCTGATTTTGATGAAAATTTTCTAGATCTATGGATAGATAATGCTATATATGACGTATTGCCAATAATAACCACTATATTAAATATATATAAGAATTTAGACCAAACTTTTCAGATACATTAAAAAGTAGTAAAATCTATTAAGCTTGATTTTACTAAATTTTATATAATATGTAATAGTTTCTATAACATAGAAACTAAAACGAATATAAACCTTTTAAATTTACCCAGTGTATAAGAACTGGGATGTTTGTTAATTAATAAATTAAATTTTGATGTTTAATTAAAATTATTACTGTATATAGTTCTAAATTACATAGTAAAAGATCTAATAAATTACCATTAATTTAATAGATTTTAATTCTAAACATAATCCAACCATACATTTATAATATTATCCAATTCTTCTTGTGTAATTATATTATTATCAACATAGTCTTTTTTCAATTCTGATTTTATTTTGTCTTTCAATATATTATCAAAATTATCAATATTTTCATTTAATGAATTTCTAATAATTGAACATTTACTCATCATTTCATCATTTAGAATATTGGTTGATTTAACATTTACTTTATCATCTACAAAATTTAGAGAATTTATAATTCTATTAAATATACCTGTACTGCATACCACTTTTCCATTTTCTATACAATCATTTAATTCCAATGCTAAATTATTAACACAAGTATCTTTATAATTCACATCTTCTGATTTAAATATTCTATTACCAACTAAAATTAACAGTTCAGTTAATTTCATATTATTATATACCGATTTTGTATCAAATTGTCTAATATTATGTATAACTTTTTTAATATTAGACAATTTATTATGATGCAATTTTAATTTTATTATTTCTATATTGAACATATCAATTACTTCATTAAAATTATATGTTATTATAGCATCTTTCTGTATATTTTCTATTGAATGCTTAACTGTTTTATTTATAGATGTGTCATGGACATTTTGCGGATCGTAGATATTATCATTATATATAATATTGTTATTATTAACAATTGGTATATTTTGTATAATATTATTAACAATTGGTATATTTTGTATAATATTATTAACAATTGGTTGATTTTTAAATAAATTAATTTTATCAAATCCGTCTAATATATTTTCGGTCAGATATTTATTAATATCATTCAAATTATGATCAATTCTGTCTTTTTTATTACTTATCTCTTTACATGTATTTTCTATTTTAATTTGTTCTAATTTATTATTGACATATGATTTGTACTTTCTATGTTCTATTGTATTAGAATCCGGTAAAATATCTATTATATTTAAGAAAGATATATAATATTTATTTGCTAAATATATATTTTTTTCGAATGATGATAGCCCAAAATGATAAATATCAGCTATATCGATTAAAACAAAATAATTTTTATCATATATACATTTATGATAATATTTTAAAGCATTAACAGCATCCGATTTTCTATGATAAAACCTGGCAGTTTGTAAGTTATCTTCATTAGATGTAAAAATAAAATTAAATTTTACAATCAATATAATTAAAAAAATTAATATAAATAAATATTTATACATGGTTAGCAACTGTTGATATTATATTTGATATTTTAATTAAAAGATTATTTAAGTCTAAATAAAAACTTTCTAAATCCTACCATATTTTCATCTGTTATTTTATTTTTAGAAAAGTAATCATAAGGAACTCCATTAAGTCTTTTCCATATAAAATATAGACTATATGAACCACAATTGGCTGTATTAGCCCTTTGATGTTGTATATTAGTTACTTTAACAAATATACATTTTCTAAACTCTCTTGTAATTTCATCTGCCAAATTCATAAAGTATGTTTTAAATTTAACATTTGTTATATCATATCCCGAACTATTAAAATATTCTATTTTAATTGGAGTTGATTTAAAATCTATAAAAATACTAAACCAATGAATACCACCCCCAGATGATACATCTGTATTAATAACCATTCCATAATTTTGTAGTTCTTTATTATAATTAAGTTCATGATTTTTCTTTTCCAATTCATTTATAAAATTTATCTCCTTAATAGGTTTTATTTTATGTCCATTTTTCATTAAATGTGTATTACCTGGATTGTACATGACTAAATCTATCATATGGATGTTACTATAATAATATCCTGGAAATAAAATATGAAATTGGTATTGAATACTATCAATATCCGTATTATTCATCCAATAATCACCATTGAAAGATTTAGTCAATGGTTTAAAATAAGACAGTAGAGTCTTATTTAAGACTTTTTCATCATTTGATCCTTTATTCTTTAATTTAATTTTTTCAATTATGCATATTTCTTTAGATGATGTAGTATCCAAATTATTACAATTTAGTGTAGTTGCTAATTTATCTATAATCAATATATGCGATAGTATATTTTGTTCTTTATCATTAGGTAAATACTTTTTACCCAAATCTTTAATTATCTTTTTCGGAAGGCATGATTCACTTTGGTTATTTAAAATACATGAATTCATTTAAAATTATTGATTTTTTTATTAAAAAATATTTATATATATATAATAATAGTTATATAGATAAAATCATATATATATATATATATCAATATATTTATAAAAATAATGAATAAAAATTCAACTAACTACCCCGCGATCCTATATGAAAAGTTAAAAGAGTTAAATAATGACGATGTATCTAATAATGATATTATTAAGCAGAATTTATTTAATTATCAACAAAGTGTATATAATTATATGACTAGAACAGATCAAAGAGGTATATTATTATATCATTCAGTAGGTAGTGGTAAATGTATGAAAATTGATACTCCTATTTTAATGTATGATGGCAGTATTAAAAAAATACAAGATATCGAAATTGGCGAATTAATAATGGGTGATGATAGTCATCCCAGAACTATATTATCATTAGCACGTGGTGTAGATAGAATGTATGATATTATATATAATAATGGAGATAAATATACAGTAAATGAGTCTCATATTTTATGTTTAAAAGCCCCTTCCTATCCTGAATTAGTTAATATTAATTCAGGATATACAATAAATTGGATAAAAAAAAATAATTTTTTAACATTTACATTTTTGTATAGAAATAATAATTGCGATGAAATTAAATACATAAAAAATAAAGCACTTGAATTTTATAATAATGTAGATTGTGATAAAATTATAGAAATATCTGTATTAGATTATTTAAATCTTCCAGATGTGAAAAAAAATGCACTTAAGGGATATAAAACCCCGATTATCTTTAAGGAAAAAAAATTAATAATAAACCCGTACGTTATTGGAGTTTGGCTAGGCGATATTAATACAGATAATATCAAATATTTAGAAAAAACAGAAAATATATTTACATCAGAATTAAATAAATTAAATTTAATAAATAATAAACATATTCCATTAATATATAAATGTAATAGTAGAATAAATCAACTTAATTTATTAGCTGGTATTTTAGATTCATTAGGTATTTTTATTAAAAAAAAAGGATTTAAAATCCCTATTAAAAATATTAAATTACGTGATGATATTATTTATTTATGTCGAAGTTTAGGATTTTTATGCTATGTAAAAACCGATAATAATAAATTTAATAGAGAGTGTAAAATTTTTATATATGGCAATGGAATAAATGAAATACCTGTATTAGAATTCCCAGATGATATTTTCAAATCTCAAATATTAAATAATATATACTTATCATCTGGTACTAAAATACAAGTTAAATATAATAATATAGATAATTATTTTGGGTTTATGATAGATGGAAATTCTAGATATGTATTAGGAGATTTTACTGTAACTCATAATACAATAACATCAATTTCAATAGCTGAGCATTTTAGAAAATTAAATAGAGATATTATAATTATTTCATCAAAATCTTTACAAAATAATTATAGGAAAGAAATATCTGGATTTTCTAAAAAAATAAATCCAGATATAACTGATGAAGAAATAAATGAAATAGTATCTAAATATAAATTTGTAACATCTAATGCAAAAAATATGATTAAATCATTAGAAACTACACATGGCGGTAATGGAAATATAGAGGATAGAATAAAAAGAATTAATGAAATGTATAATATGATAAATTCAAATGGTGGTAATGTTGAAGAATTTATTGAAAGTAATCCAAGCGGTGGATCAAATGACAGTCAAATTGAAAACATATTATTAGATATAAATAAATCAAATCTTGAAAATAAAATTATAATAATTGACGAAGCTCATAATTTATTTAATTCAATCTCAAATGGATCTAAAATAGCAAATGAATTCTATGATATTGTAATGAATACAAAAAATATAAAATTAATATTTTTAACAGGCACTCCTATTATTAACAATCCTTTTGAAATATCAATATGTTTTAATTTACTGTATGGTCCTATTTTTAAAAAAACATTAAAAAAATCAAAAAAAAAAGATTATATATCCATTTTACCTGAATATTACACAGATTTTCAAAAGTTTTTTATAAATGAGACAAATGGAAAATCAGAATCTATGAGTATTAAAAATGGAGATAAATTTAAAAATAGAATTTTTGGATTGGTTAGTTATTATGGAGATTTATATTTTGAAAGTCAGGGTTCTATATCAGATGAACTTAAAAAAACATTAAAAAAAGAAAATTATCCAGATAGACTCCCTATTAAGTTTGAAATAATAGAAATGTCACAATTACAAAATATAGAATATGCAAAGGCTAGGGATATTGAAAAGAGAGAAAATTCTGCATTTGTTACTGGGGGTGCTATTTATAAAGAAAAAAATGCAGTTTCTACATCTTATAGAATAAGATCTAGACAATTATCTAATATATATATACCAGATTCAATCAAATTAGAAAATTTTAATATAAATAAGTATTCTCCTAAATTAGACAAACTTTATAAAAACATAAATAAAAATTATTCCAATTCAATTTCATTAGTATATAGTACATTTTTAGAATATGGAATAAAAGCATTTGCAAAAATATTAAAATTACACGATTATAAATTATATAATCCAAATGAAGAATATATAAAAGGGGTTAAATATTTTGCATTATTTTCTGGAGATCAATCATTAGAAGAAAAAGAAGATATATTGAAAAGATTAAACTTAGATGAAAATAAATATGGTGAATTAATAAGTATTTTATTAATATCTAAATCTGGAACTGAAGGATTAGATTTAAAAAATGTACGATCTGTGCATTTATGTGAGCCATATTGGAATTTTTCATTAATACAACAAGTTATTGCTAGAGCAGTGAGATATAAAAGTCATATTTCATTACCAGATGAAGAAAGAAATGTACAAACATTTATATATTTATCTGATTATAATAAAGATTTTTTAGAAAATGAAAAATCTAAATTAAAGGAGAAGCAACAAAAAAACAACAAAAGGGTGGATAATATTGAATTAACAACTGATATAAATATGTTTAAATCTTGTATTAAACGGCAAGAATTAATATATAAATTTTTAAAACTTATTTCATCTACATCTATAGAATGTCCAGATTTTAACAAAAAGAATTTGAATTTTGATTGTTTTAGCTGTGTTAAAAATGATAAAATATTATTTTATGAAGATATACATAAAGATATGGAACTTTCAAATAATTGCATTAAAACGAAAAAAATAAAAGCAGAGTAAATAATAATCAATGGTAACAAATATTACTATACCAAATCTGGGGATGAAATTGAAGTTTATTATTATAATAATACATTAGATGGGTATAGTAAAATTATTGATTTAGATATTATTGAAAAAATTAAAAAATTATAATTATATTATATATAATACAATATATTATATATAATATAATTATAATTTTTTAATTATGGCATCGCGAAAATTGCATATTGATGATTATGTACACAATGTAATTGATAATAATAATGTTACTGATTTTAATAGCATTAATGAAAGTAATGGTTCAAATCCATCAATGTATGGAGTTGTTAAAAAATGTGTAACTACCCAACGTATGATTGACAAATTAAAAACTAGGGTTAATTATAAAATATATAATTTAATGTTACCAACTCTTATAATTTTATTTATTGCGTTCTTTTTGTTAGTTTTTAAAAAAGCGAATAGTGCTGTCAATATGTCAACAATTGATGAAAAAAAAAATATAATATCTGATGAATTTAATAAATCATCAGATATATATGATAAATTAAAATCAGATAGTACAGCATCAAATGATTCAATAATATCTGCTGAAAATTATCGTAATCAAAAACAAAAAGAATTAAATGATATAAATGATAGATATGACGCAAATATTTATTTTGATACTTTTAGTGATAAATTCTCGGATTTGTTGAATGGTATGATTGGTGCCATATTAATGGTATATATAGGATCGGCTGGATATAAAATGGTTTTATATAATATGAAAAAAAATAAAAATATGAAATCGTGTAAAGTATAATATTTATCAAAAAATCACTCCCAATAAAAATAAAAATATCTTATATTACTTTTATTCTTCCTTTCTTCCAATTCTAATCTTATTAATTCGAATTTGATTAAATCACATATGGTATTTTTTCTATTTTTAATATCAGAAATATCTATTTTTAATTTTTTGCATATACTATATAAATCCGGTTTATCGAAATTTAAACAATTTAAACCTGTTTGTATTGACCTTTGATCTTTTAATTGTTTACTTGAATTATTCATTTTAAGTTTGAAAATAATATCAAATCCAATATTTGTTTTTTCTAAATATCCAATAATATATTCATTGTCTTTAAATTTCATATTAATTTTATTATATTTTAATTTATTAAACCAGAATTTTTTAGGATTATAAAATCTAAGATCTTTATTAAAAATATGCCCAACTGGTAATAAATAATCAAATACTTTCAATCTCTCATTTTTACCTGAAAGAAAATTATTACTTTCAGCAATTGCTTTTTTATAATATGAAAACTGCAATGTATTTGAATCTTTCATTTTATACTCATTTTCTAATGAATTTACAAGATTATTATAATTATAGTCCACATCATCAGATACTGTAAATGTGAGATTTTTGGTAGATATTGTATATTTCCCATATAATTCATTTAATTCTTTATCTAAATTATTTGCAAATATAATTATATTCATTTTATTGTAAAAATATAACAAATTTATATATAAACTATGATTAACATTTCTAGGATATTCTGAATTTGTATATAAATTGAAGAAATATTCTATTATTTCTTCAATCATTTTTAAATGAAAATCTAAATCATATTCAACTATAATATTAAACATTTTATCTATTTTAACATATGAATATTTATTAATAAAATAATTTTTAATAGTTTTAAAATCATTTATATTATATGTTTTAATATATTCATTTAAGTTAATTTCTTTTATCTGTTCCTTTTTATTAGATCTAAATAAAATATCAAAATCTAATTGTATTCCATCATAAAAATTTAAATGTTTATTATTATTTTTTTGTAATGTATTATACGGAACTAACATATAATATTCATCAATATATAATAATATATTAACATCGTTATTAATATCATATATAAATTTTTCATTATGATCAAATAAATTAGTTATTAATGAATTATTAATAACATCTTCCTTATTTAATATATTAATATTAGATTTTTCATATACTAAAAAATCCAATGCTATTATAAAGGAATATTCAGATATTAGACTAGAATTGAAATTAATTTTAAAATATGGGTTTTTTACAGCATTAAATAAATCTTTAAATGTCCATACTTTAGAATATTCTATAAATAATCGTTTAATGATATATTTACTAATATTAATTTCATCATTGTAATAATATGATTGAAAAGTGTGTAAATTTAAATTATTATAATCAATTTTTGTTAATTTTTTTTCGTCGATATAATTTATATCATAAATATCCCTTTTAGATGTTTTATATTTATTTTCTTTAGGGAAATTTATATTATAATTGATCTTTAAATCAATAGCATTTTCAATAAATATATTATTAATTTTTTGAATTATTTTGTATATATTAATTTTATATTTATATTTCATTTCTTCAAATGTGTATATATAAGATTTTGATTTATCTTGTATATACTTAGGCATTGTAGAAACTAATATAAAAATACTAACTTTTCTTTTTTCAATTGGTAAGTTAATATGTGAATTTTTTCTAATAGCTCGTCCAAAAATTTGAATAAGTGTTGAAATATTTACTGGTTGGTGTAAAATTATTAAATTTTGAACTGCTTTTAAATCATAAGATTCTTTAATAGCTTGAGAACCTAATATTATTTTAATATCATCTCCATTCATATTACTATCCATGTTAAATTGACCTAATTGTTTTTCTATAATATTTTTAGTGAGCAGACTAGATACGGACATAAATCTTATAGGTTTAAATTCATGGATTATATTATACTTTTTTAACTCATCGTGTTTAAATTTAAAGTCATAGCAAACTCCACAACGTGAATGTTTGACAGGGAGATCATTTAATTCTAAGAAGCCATTAACTTTTAAAATTTCACCTATGAAAATAATACCTGATACTTGTACAAAATTATGATATATAAATATTTTTCCATTGTCTTTAATAATACATTCCTTAATTGTATTTAACATATTGTAATATTTCGTTGAATATTTTTTTAAATTTTCTTCCATTAAAAAATTACCAGTTAATGTATTTTTTAATAATTTATCATCTTTAATTATATCAACATCATATTCAGATTTCCACTTTCTAGTGGCATTTGTTATATTTTTTATTATATCATTTTTTGTAAAAATACCAATTGGTACTTTTCTAATATTTTCTGGATCGGGTATGACAAAATCATTTAAATATCTATTATTCATTTCTAGATTTATTGGGTATTGTTTAAGACTTTTAGTAATACTTTTAATTTCTTCTATATCTACATTTTCATCATCATCAATTTCATAGTCTTCATCTTCTACATCATATTCATCTAAACTTTTAGATTCAATATATTCTTTAGATACTTTAGCATATGTTTGAAAATGTAAATTACTCATAGGGCATTTAATAAAATTTATATAATCAATACCTGGTATTTTTTCACCAATTATCTCTTTAGATGGATATAAATCTAAATTCATATCCTTTAAATATGATATTTTACCCATTATATTTTTTTTGATAATCTTTAATCCATCAATAGAAATATTATTTTCTGTGTCGAAAATTGTATTCTTTTTAATTCTTAAATTATTATTTAATAATTCTAAAAGGCTTATAATTTCTATTGGTTTGTTATTAATTGGAGTTGCTGATAATAATAAAACTCTAATTGAATTTTTAGTAGCGTAATAATTGAATATTATTTTAAGACATAGCCCCCAATTATTAATATCTAATGAATTATATACATTGTGTATTTCATCGCATATTATTAATGATTTATCAAATGAATCTAAAAAACTCTGATTTAATTTTAATATATTTTTTTCTATATAGATATTTAACTCATCTTCATCCTTTATACTAGAAATCTGTAATTTATAATTAGTATCTACTTTAATAATCAATTTATTAACTAATTTTTTATAACCTATAAACTCAAAATATCCGTTTCCTTTCTTTGATTTTAATCTAATTGAATATTTTTTTTTTAATTCCTTAAGTTTGATCTTATCCATATCTAAATTATATTTCATAATTTGTTTTTTTAATTCATTTAAATTATTAATTTCTTCATTAGATACTATTCCAAATTCTGGTCTTGATAATAACTCTCTTTTAAATATACTCTTAGTAAATCCTATTATATAAACCATTCCTGAATTTTCTGTTACATTAAACAACCTTTCCTTTTTATAAATTTCTATAAAATTTATAGCTGTTGATAACGATGTAATTGTTTTACCAACACCAGTAGAATGACATAATAGAAGCCTGGAAAATTTAGTATTAGGATTGATAAAATTAGTAATGAATTTTTGATAATTATTTAATATCATTTTATTATTTCTTTTAAATTCTCCATCAATATAATAATTATCTTTGTCTGATTCATCAATAAAATTTTCTATAAATTCCTTTCTTTTATTAATATCATTATAAAAGTCTTTATCTTCAACTTCTAAATATGACATTTTAAATAATATAGTATATTATTAATATATATTATATTTTTAATTTTATTATGAATAAAAAAAAATAAAAATACAATTTGATTTTTTTTTAGTATTTTTTACAACAATATACGAGTATATGTAATTAATTGATTGTTTTATACACTAATATCATTTTATTATATTTTGTAACATATATCTTTTGAAAATCTCTGTCTTTATATTTCTCTGTCATTCTTTTTTTATTAGCTAGTATATTTTTTAATATTCCAATAAATTCTTTCAATCTAATAATTCTATGTTTAATCCGTTTATGTCCGAGTGAATCATTTCCATTATATCTAGTCATATTATTTAATGAGTTATTAAATATAATAGGTGCTCCAATTTGAGATAATATGAGCCGAATT